TTAGTCCCTGCTTGTTGAAATGCAAAAGTAAAAGGTTGTCCAACAAATTGCATTAAAAATAATGCAGTGTCGGTCCATACATAGATTGCATCCCTACCTTTAATAGCAGACATAATTTTAGATCCTGCAGCAAGTCTTTGAGACCCTGCAGTATTCTCAGCTCTAATAGTATAGGTATTAAGATCTTCTTGTGAAGAGAATCTTATAAACATATCATCTTGAGTATTTTTATTTCCTATGACAGTTTCTGTTCCAAAGAAAACTAAGTGCCTGTCTGGGGTTGATACTATCATATGACGTGATGCTGTTGGTGCTCCAGATATAATAGTTGCTCGAGTATTAACTGCATTATTTGGAGCAGCATCCCATTCAAAACATTCACCATTATAAATAAGAGCAATTAATTTTGTACCGTAATTATCTAAAACCCATAAACCTGGGTTAAGTGTAAATTGATTAGAAGAAGCACTAAGACCCCATCCATTAAAGTTTGAAACATCTGTGACAGCAACTCCAGCACTATGTGTTGCAGCTGTACTGCCATTAGCACCTCTAGCACCACCAGTCAAGGTCCCTGTTCCCGTGTTATTTGCAGTGTAAGTAATAAACTCTGTTCCTATTTGTATTGTACCGGCAGCGGGAAAACCTACTGAACTTGTTAAGACAACTGTAGTCCCTGTTGTATTTGTTAAAGCAGTTGCAAGAGTTGTTGTTGCAGCACCTGGAGCAGTACCACCAAATAAACCTGTACCCCAACCAAAACCACTTTTCTGTATTGAAGGACCAACTGAATAATAACATAGTATTGAGGCAGAACCTGCACCTGATAAAGGTGTGCCTGCTTCTGCAGTCGCCATTGTAATAGTAAAAGAGTTACCTGATAACACAGAGGTAACCATAAATTTTTGATCTTCAAATGTAGCATTGGTAAAAGTCGATCCAGATAAACCAGAGACAGCATCAAACATTACTATATCATCATTTTCTAAACCATGAACGGCAGAAGAAGCTGTTACTGTAACTGTTGCTGAATTTGCTGTACTTGTAAAATTAGCTCCAGTAATTGTAGCTCTTATTGGATGTATGTCGTAGAAAGCTCCTTCAGAAAAAACATAAAGTATTCTGTTAGTTCCTATTGCGGAATATTTTTGGTTAATATTATTGTTCCAGTTATGGATTGCTCTTCCGGCACCGGTTAATTTATTACCACCTAGTTGTTCCCAACCGCCAATTTTTTCAGGACTACCATATCTAAAACGTACATTATCGCCATCAAACCATTGACCCTCGGCCCCGGTCTCTGTGACTTGTTTATTGAATCCTGGTGCAAAACCTAGTTTTTGTAGCATAAATTAATCCCTAGTTTAAAATATACTAGAATACTAGTTATATCAACATGTGTTATCTACAGGAGATTAATATTAAGCTGTGTATGATTTACCAGCAGAAATAGCGGCTTCAGTAGCAGTCATGTCTTCATCAGTCCAAAAATCTTTAGCAACCATAATCTCTAGGTGGTCAACATTTCTGTCAACACAATTTTGTTTTTCTTCAGCTAATTCATCAGCCATTTCAGATCCATCAATAATGCCGTTGATTAATTCAACACTGTGTCCCATAGCTGTAAAGTCTTGTGCTATATCTTCTGCAGTTTTTACGTCTTCACTCATAATATTTTCTCCTTATTTTGTTGCGCATGCAACGGGTTTAGTTTTACCAAGTTTCTTATAAGAATCAAGAATTATTTTCGGTTCTACCATATTGTTTCTAGGATCGCTATCGTTATATTTAGCCTCATTCCATTCATTTCCCATGTGAAATTGTAGGTTTTTGTTATGTGAATAGCCAAATTGTGTCCAACGTGTACTACCCCAAACGACTACACCTTGTTTATTTGCTGATGGTGAGAAGTGTTGTAGACAACTATCAATAGCTACAAAGCCTTCGGCATCTTTCAACATTTCATGTAGCTGTGCCCAATGTAAATCACATCTAATAGTACCTATATAATGTGGCTCATTAGGTAAAACACAGTTGATAATAGTCGTATCTTTATATTCTTCTCTTAACATATTAACTACTTGTTGAGCAAGGTAGGGTTGATAGTTTCTATTTGGATTAATATTTGTGTATTGGTTACTAGCATTAAAACCCATTTGAGGTTGACCACCAGAAAATTGAATCATTATGTATTTACCAATCTCATTCTTAGTTAACCATTCTTTAACACTATCTTCATGATGTTCTGTATAAATCTTAGGGACCATAGACGGTGTATATTCGACACCATTATGTTCACAGTAGCTTTCAATAATATGTTGTTTACCAAATTGAAAATTAGATTTGTAAGGCTCGCAGTAAAATATATTATCTGATGCCATGATTCTTGGATCTGTTAGATGTAGTGATTGTTCTAAAACTAGTTTAACATCTGGATTACTTGCAAAGCAATCAATGTAAGGTGTGTATATTTGAACTTCTGCTTTCTTTTTTAGTTTTGGTATCAATGCACTAAATGTAGCACATTTACCAACTCCGCCTTCTACGACATACGTATTTAACATTTTATCCTCTTTCGTTTGTTATTACTTATCTTCTAAATCTTTTATTCTTTTTGTCAATTCTTTGATTGCATTAACTAATACGGGAACTAATGCTTCTCCATTATATTTTAATGCTTCTTCATTTTCATTATCTATAATAATAGGATTAGCACCTTCTAATTTTAGAATGTCTTGTGCTTTAAATCCATATCTCGCTTTACCATGAGGTATTGCATTTTCTCTAGATTTTTTAAAATTAAATTTATATGGCTCTAATTGATTAACAAAATCTAAACCATGAGGAACAGATTCAAAATTTATTTTATCTCTAGCATCTGAAACTACTGTCCATGCAACTTTTACATAAGCGTTTGTTATAACATTACTGCCAAAAACACCTCTGTTACTTTCTGTTATAACATTAAGCATAGCATCAGAACCAGAACTTCTACCTACAAAAATGTTGTCAGAACCTGTTGTAACATTAACGGCTGCAGATTTACCAATAGCTGTATTATAATATGCTGTTGTACTTCCTTTTAATGCACAAAAACCAACTGCTGTATTTTCAATTCCTGTTGCTGTCTGAGTACATAAAGCACTTGTACCTACTGCTGTATTACCACTACTTGATACTCCAGCTTTAAAAGCATCATCACCTATTGCAACATTATTACTACCTGTTTGGTTAGCAACCATAGCATTATAACCAAATATGGTATTTGAAAATCCTTCTGTATTTGATCTACCAGCAAAGGAACCCATAGCAGTGTTTTGATATCCAGTAGTATTAAATTTTAATACTTGATCACCAACTGCATTATTAGCTGCTCCATTATTACTAAATAAAGCACAAAACCCAATACCAATAATAGGTCCACAAGTTAAATTTCCTGCCATAGCAGAACAACCAATTGCAATATTAGTTGAACCTGTTGTGTTACTACATAATGAGTTACCACCTATTGCAACATTACCTTGTCCACTAGTATTACTTTTCATACTGTTAGTACCTACTGAAGTATTTATATATCCTGTTGTGTTAGTTGTTAAAGAACACACACCTACTGCTGTGTTGTTATCTGCTGTTGTATTTGCATCTAAAGCACAAGCACCAATTGCAACATTATTATCTCCATCTTGATTTGCAGTTAAAGCACTATGTCCAAGACCAGTATTACAAGAACCTACATTACAAGCTAAAGCACTTGTACCTACAGCAACATTTCTAGTTGTTGTTGCATTTCTCATTAAAGTAGATCCACCTATGGCAACATTAGCATTACCTGATGTGTTACAACATAAAGCTAAGTAACCTAATGCTGTGTTTCCACCTGCTGTGTTAAGTTTTAAAGCACTAAATCCTATTGCTGTATTTTGATCACCTGATACGTTAGCATTTAAAGATTGAAAACCTACTGCAACATTGTTAGCACCTGTTGTATTTGCTTGTAAAGAAGCTCTGCCAACAGCTGTGTTACAAGAAGCTGTTGTATTTGATGATAATGAAGCATGACCAACTGCTGTGTTGTCATTACCTGTTGTATTTGTCGAAAAAGAACTTGCACCTGTAGCTGTATTTCTTGAACCTGTTGTATTTCCTTCCATAGCATTTATACCGAGACCTGAATTTTGTTCACCAGATGTCATTTTTCTA